CGGAGTGCGATGCTGCCACGCCGCCTCGCGCTCATTGGCAAGCCGCTCGATCTCGGCCTGCACTGCAGCCGCCTCAATCACCTCGGCCTCCGCTATCTCCCGGCGCTTCTGGATCGCTCGCAGCGCCGCTTCCTTGTTCGACCTGCGTAGCAGGGTTGCGGCACGCTCCTTCGCCGTGGTGCGTGACATCACTTCTTTCCTTTCGCCGCCGGCCGCGGAGCCGGCTTGTTCGCCACCTTCCGCTTGATCTCCAGCTCCTTCAGCCCGCGCTCGTGCTCCGCAGCGGTGGCCGCCACATCCAGCCCATGCCCAGCCGCAGCGATCCGGTGTCCGGTCATCGTCTGCTCGTGCTGGTGCTGCATCTCCTGCGTCGCCCGCTCGTGCTCCGCAGCCGCCCGGACCTGCTCGACGTTCAGCCGCTCGTGCTCAACCGCCAGGCGCTCGTTCTGTATCCGCTCCTCGCTCGCCAGTTCCGCGGCCTTCGCCGCGGCCTCGGCTTGCAGAGCCGTGCCCTGGTGCTGCGCCGTCAGCGCCTCGTTCGCTGCCTTGCGCTGCTGGTCGACGCTATCGTTCTGCGCCTTCGCCACCTTGGCCTGCGCCTCGATCATCCGAGCCTGCCCGATCAGCGGATCAGGCGGCGCCGCCCCACCAGGCGCCGGCTGCGGTGCGGGCTGGTGCAGGAACTGGTCGGCATCGTTCACCCCGATGCTTTTCCAAGCCCGGTCATGCACCGCCACGCGGTCGTAGATGTCCTGGTTCTGACCGGCCACCGTCACCATCGCCGTCGCCAGCATGATCCGATGCATTTGCGACGGCACGTTCGGATCGGACGCCGGTACCAGATCAATGTCGGTGAACTCCGCCGCCGCCTGCCACTGACGCGCCGGGCTCTTGTTCAGCCGCCACAACGCCTCGGGGTTCTCCGCGAAGCACTCTTTCAGCAACTGCAGTTCCCGCGCCTGCGAGCGATACAGCCGCTTGTGAACCGAACTCTCGATGTGCGTCGCCTGCTCGATCATCGCGAGGATCGTGCCGACCGGGATGTCCACCCGGCCCTCCCCCATCGGGGCATCGGCAGCGCTCGATAGCTGCCCGCTCTCCTTCGCTATCATGTCGGCAAACTGGATGAACGTCGGGCTCGCGTCCTTATACGGCAGCGCCATCATGGCCTTGCGGATGTCGTCGACCCCCGCCGCGTCGATGTCCGGCCACTCGCCCGGCATCGGCTTGATCTCGTTGGTCGACATGCGGGTGCCCTTGAGCTTCACCCCCGCCGGCGCGTTCGCATACATCCCCGCCGTGACCAGGATGCGCCAGATCGCCCTTAATGCTTTGGTTTGGTTCCCCAACAAGTGCAGATGCCCGAGGCACAGGAAACCCAGCGCCGGGATCATTCCGTAGTGGACGAACTGCTGCTTTCTCTCATACTCCTCGTCGCCGAACTTCCACCGCCGGCGGATGTCCAGCACCTGGCGCGTGTCCCGCTCCAGCGTCACCGCATAGGACACCGGCAAATCACTGTCCGCGTGCGGGTCGCGGATATTGTAATCCGCCAGCACCTGATCGCAGGTCGTCTCGTAGATGCAGAACGGGATGTCCTGCGGGCGCAGACCGAATGGCCGCACGCCGCTGACATCGTCCTTCGCACGCTGGTCTGCCGACTGCGACGGCTGCGGCATCGACAGCGCCACATCCCGCCAGTGCCCGAACTTCTGCATCCGGCGAACCTGCGCCCGCGCCATCTCGGCCCGGTGCGTAATCCTCGTCGCGGTGTCCAGGTCGGTGGCGTCCTCCGACACAATCAAGTCCATCATGTCGATTGCCTCGGACACCGGACGCCGCCGCAGCGGGTGCTCGTAGACCTTCTTGAACAGATTGCCGCCGAACATCAGGCCAAACAGCCCGCGGTCCATGTCCGGGTAGTACTCGGTCGCGACCGTGGTCAAATAATAATTCATGTCGCGCTCGAGGGCCTGCGCAAGCTCATCCTGTTGCGCGTCGTCCCCCTCGTGCGTCTTGACCTTGCACGGGCCGCCGCTGGGCAGCAGCTCGGCAGACGCCGCCGACTGCGCCTTGACCACCGCGCCCAGCAGCATCGGATGCCCGATGCGCGATGCCGGCCCCTCGTTCCTGTCCATGTCCTCGATCGTCAGACCGAGCAGCTTGAGCCCCTCGGTGTAGTTCTCGATGAACAGCTTGCGCGACCCTTCATCCGCCTGGATGCCGTCAAGGATGTCCTGCGCCAACCCCGGCAGGTCGCCATCGGTATTCAGCGCGAGGTTGTCGCCGAACGTCGACGGCGGCGCGGTGTCCTTGCCGCGATGCACAGCGGGTGCCGCGAGCGTCACGCTGCCGTCGTCGCCGATCTCCACCGCTAGCACGCCGTTCATCTGCGCATCGGCCACCGGCTCGGCGCCGAAGCCCTGCCGTGGGTTCGCGCTGTAGTTCTGCTCGCGGGTGTAGCCGTCAGGCATCGGTGCGGGTTCTCCACACACCCAGGCCGGCGCGGCGGGATGGCAAGCTGCGGTTGTAGGGTCGTTTCGTCACGGGAGCAAGGATCATTCGCTATAACCGCGGTTGCGGTAGGGAAAGCTGCCCCGCTGCCTGGAGATATAGGCGTTCACGCTCGGAAAGGAGCGCTTTGTCGCACGCGCAATTTCCTTGATGGTCATCCCTTCCTGCCACATCTCTTTCATTGCCTTTAGTTCCGCCGCGTCGAACCCGTTACCGGGGTGGTACACATCAAGGGTCACGTCGCGACGTTTGGCTTCTTTCACCACGATCCGCTTTGCCCGATCTTTCGACAGGCCCAAGGCGGCAGCGATCCCTACGTACGTCTCCCCAGACAGCCTCATCCGCAGTGCCACTCGTGTTGCTTTGGCGAGAAGCGCCCCGCAGGCTGGACAGGTCAGCGTTGGAGCGACCTTTGTCTTATCCATGGTCACAATCCATAACTTTCAGCCACAGTCGGCTTGTTGCCGTGGAACCACAGTGCGGCGTCGTTCTCCGCCTCAACCTCGGACGCGAGCTGCGCCAAGCCGGTGCGGCGCATGTAGGCCAGCGCTTGCACGGCGCTATCAAATAGGTCGTCGTGGCGCGCACGCGGGAACTGCGCCACGTTGTCGATCATCAGGTCAGCCCACTTGGTCTTGGGCGCGAACACCATCCCGCCCGTAAACAGCGGCACCACGGCATGGGCGCGTGCCGTCTTGTCGCCCTTCGGCTCTATGGCAATGAGTTGGAACTCCTCGCCGCGCGTCAGCCGCCTCAACTCTTGCACCACCGACAGGCCGGACGCCTTGCCCTCGACCAGCACCGCATCGGCTTCCCGGCCCTTGCGTCGCGCCGTCTCCTTGATGCGCTCGACCAGATCGTGCAGCTCTAGGCGCTCCTGCCAGGCATGTAGAAGCATGATGCGCGGCCGGTTGCGCCACTCGAACACGCCCCAGACCGAGCACGCCGACCAGTCGTTCTGCTGCTTGTCGGTGTAGGCGGTGTCCACGCTCACGCAGATCCATTCGAAGTCGGGCAACCGCGTGCGGGACCGCATCACGCCGTCGACCTCGACCTCGCGGACCCAACTGTCCTCCTCATCCTCCGGCGGCCAGACACACCACCAGTCGCGCTTGATGATGCCGCCGCCGCGTGGCTCCGGCCGCTGCTGGATCTGTGCGGAGAACGCGAACACCCCGAGCGCCTCGTCGACCGCTCGCTCGCTCGGCTTGTAGCGTGCCGGCCAGAAGTTCTCGCCGTCCTCGGTGCGCGGATCCTGCCAGAACAGATGGCCGTTGACGTAGGTGGTGTTGCGGCGGTCGGACTCGAACCACGCCGGGATGCAGAGGTGAACAAGCTCCCGGCCATAGCGGTCCAGCCAGTAGCCGGACAGGTCGCCCTCGGCCTGCCGCTGCATAATCATCACCTCGGCGCCGTGCTCCGGGCTGTTGCCGCGCGTCGACCACACCTCGCGATAGGCGCGGATCACGCCATCGCGCACCAGGTCGCTTTCCACCTCATCGGTCTTGTGCGGATCGTCCAGGATGCGGATCACACCGCCCTTGCCCAGCGACTCCGGTATGCCGGTGTTGATGCGGGAGCCGCCGGCCGTGGTGTCGTATCGCTCCGCATTGTCGCGGTCGTCGGCGATCTGATACCGCTCTCCCCATCTTTCTTGATACCACTCTGTGCCGATGAGACGCCGGGCGGTCACACCATCCTCTTGCGCCTTGCGCGCGCCGTAGCTGCCGCACAGAAACCGAACGCCTGGTCCGCGCAACGGCCGGTCGGCGTCTGGCTGCAGCGCCCAGGTCCACGTCGGCCACGCGATGGCAATCGCCGAGGTCTTGGCGCTACGAGGCCGGATGTTGATGAGCAGCTTGCGGATGTCGCCGCGTGTGACCGCCTCGAGGTGCTCGCAGATGGCCTGGAGGTGCCAGCCACCGCAGAACGGCGCCGGATCGAACCAGGGCCACGCGCGCTGCAGGAAGGTGTAGAGGCTGGCCTCGCACGCCAGAGCATCCTGCACGCGCAGCTCGCGCTCGATCTCCGACAGGACGAATTGCGCGCTACCGCTCTCGAGCAGGTCGTCGAGGAAGGCGAGCGCCTCGCTCATCGCGTTCTCGCGCACAGCAGCAGCAGAACCACCGCCCAGATCAGCACGACGGACACGATGCAGCCGAAGAAGATCACCGCGCTGCCCTCGCCTGCGACACTTCGAGCGCGTTGACCCGGCTCTCCAGCGTCTGAATGCGCGTGTCTAGCTGGTTGCCCTGGTAGAGCGCCGCAGCGCCGCAGCCTTGGAGTAGCAGGAGGAGGAGGAGCGCTCTCATGCAGTCCCCCTCGCAGTCGGGTGGATGCGCTTCACATCGGGGAACGCCAGATCCCGCAACGCCTGCTCGATGCGGTCGCCGACATGCACGTCAGCACCGCATGCCGCGCACAGCACGCCAGTGATCGCCGCTGCCTGACCATCCTCGCCAATGCAGGCAACGATATTGCCGCCGGGGGCAAGCAGCGGACCGCCGCATGCGAAACACAACGGACTATTGCTGCGGTTGTGGCGTTCCGAGACATCGCGGATCGTCATCACCACGGCATCGAGCAGTTGCACCATGCGCGCGTTGGCTTCGCCGTAGTAGTGAGCGGCAATGAGTTGCAGGATGCCCTCTGGAGGAACGACGTAGATCGCAATCGTCCCCGCCATGGCACGGAGGTGCGCCTCTTGCTGCTTCGTTGTCAGTAGTGGGAGCGTCTTGCCCATCAGTTCACACGATCCCCAGCGCGCGCTTGAGCAAAGTGGCAAGCGATGTGAGTTCGTCGGGTGTGAGTGCCGCAAGCGATACACGCTGATTGCGATCGTCGCCGCTGTGATCGCGAGGTTTGCCGACGCCCCTGTTCAACACGGCCTCGGTTGCCATCAATCGCACGCGGCTGTCGTCGTCGTTCATGAGTTGGACTTGGATGCGTGCTGCCTCTGGCGAGTTCGCAGCGCAGATCCGGCGCGCCTCGTGGTAAGCGGATAGGTCGACTGGCCCGCTTGGATTGCCGGATTGGCCAGGTTGATACGGGATTAGGCGGCCGTGCCCATGGGATGGAATGTGGACGGCTCTGCCATCCTCTCTGTCATCAGAGCGCGGTTTCCTCAGCGCGGCCGACTTAGCCACTGGTGGTTTCCTCCACGATTGCGGGGACTGGGAGCCAGAGCAGAGTGTTGCTGGCGATATCCTTCCAGCACTGCTCTAGGCTGCCGTTGTTCCAGCGTAGTTGCGGGGTGAGGCGGAACATGACGCCGTCGACGAGGCGCGTTTGGACGCCGTCACGGTGGGTGACGATGTTGGTCATGTAGTTCTCTCCGGGGCCTGCCGCGGGGGTGACGGGGTTGAGCCGCTCCACGAGGGCCTGGAGGACGACAGCGGGCTCGGATGGGGGTGGCGGGGTTGCGTGGGCTTCGGCGGCCACTGCGTCGCGGACGGAGAACAGCTCATGCAAAGCGTCCATGCCGATCGGCTTGCCAAGCATCGCATCGGCGGCGGCCAGTAGGAGCATGCGCTCGTTGGGGGTCACGGTGCGGCTCCTGCGTGCAATTCCTCGAACCTGCCGTCATCGAACTCACGCTGCTCTCTGACCCAGAGCTTTCCGTCTTCCCCCCTGTAGACGACCATGGTCGCGCCCTCCCAGGACGGAGCTGCGGCTGACTGGAGTTCGCCGCGGCCGATCTCGAAGTAGACCGAGCCGCGCTGTTTGTGTCTCCAGATGCGGGTCACGGTGCGGCTCCTGCGTCGGGGCGGGTGGTCATGTCCGCCGCCTCCTGTTAGGGATGTTAGTGCGCTCGATCCAATGCCACTCGTAGCGTTCATGGGTATTGCACCAGACCAACGCCTGTTGCTCATCGCCGCTGATTTCATCGAGATCGTCGATGTCGGTCGGGTCGATGTCGTGCTCCCTTTCGCCGCTCATTCGTCGCCTCCTGGCTTACCGGGACATAATTTCATCGGGACAGTGTCCCGTTGTGTCCCGACATCGGGACATCGGCCCCCCCTTGCAGGGGGAGCCCCGATGTCCCGCTAATTATGTCCCGATGTCCCGCTGAATTATGTCCCGTTATGTCCCGATGTCCCGTTTCGCTGCGGTGCATCATTCTGCCCTCACTAGCCAGACGCGGCCGCCTGCCATGCCGACGACGTGGGATGAGACGAAGCCATCAGCGGCGCGTCGGAAGGCTCTCTTGCGCGCTTCCTTCTCCGCTCCTGGCATGGCTCTTTGGTAGAACTGCTCACGCCACCAGTCTTCGGGGACTGACAGGACGCTTGCGGGGGCGCCGGCAAAACCCGTCTGCCCAGAGGTAGCGATCAGGTTGGTGAGCACCTCGAGCGCCCGCTGGGCATGACCGCGTTCGCCAGGCTTGGGACCGCGTTTGGCACCCGCTTCTCGTGCTGGTGCATCGCCGTATTCCACGACGCAGGAGGTGACCTGCTTGCCCCGGTGGTTTTTCCCCAGGTCTACGGGCTTGAGGCGGAAGCCGAACTCTCCGGCGCATTCCAGGTCGCGTTGCTTGGTGACGCGGGCCAGTCTGCTGCCGTCTTCCTCATTTTCGGTGATCTCGATCTCGGTGTCGGTAGCGGCGCGCAGGATGGAGTGGCCGCGGGCGCCTTTTGCTGCATCCTTGCCGGAATGATGAATCCACCAGACGGCGGATTTGGTTTCCTGCTGGATCCTGGTTCCGTTCGTGACCAGGGCGCCCATGTCTTCGGGGCCATTCTCATTGCCGCCGGCCATGGCGCGGGAGAGGGTATCGACGACCGTCAGCCGGACCGGGATTTTGGCTTCCTCGAACCGCTTGGCGACGTGGCGAATGGTGCCGATCAGCTTCTCGGTATCGGCGGCCGGGTCGAGTAGGTTGACGGAGACGGGGACGACGGCGAACGGGATGTCGTAGCCGGCCTGTGACGGGTGTTCTTCCTTGAACGCTGCGATGCGGTTCTTGATGCCGTGCGCGCCCTCGAGTGCCAGATAGATCACAGCGCCGCGCTCCACAGCCTTGCCGTTCCATTCCCACCCGCAGGCGACGTGCATGGCCAGATCGGATGCGAAGAACGTCTTGCCGGATCCTGGCTCGCCGTAGATGACTGCCATGGTGGCATTGATGAACAGGTCTTCCACGAAATCGTCGGCGTTGGTCTCCGCCTGGATGTCCTGGAACCAAAGAAGCGGGAGGGGGCTTTCCTCAGGCGCTCGCGGCTGTTCGGTATGCTCCTCGGGTTCGGGTTGTGGCTCCTCCTCTGGTTGGCGAGCCTCCCGAGCCATGCGGAACAGGGTGCCGGCGCCGATGCTGGTCGGTGGGCTGGCGAAGTAGTGCTTCCAGCGCGCGGCAGTCTCATCGGAGTCGTAGGCAGGGT